ACAAGATAATGAAGATGATGAAGATGATGAAGATGATGAAGATGATGAAGATGATGAAAAGGAAGAAGAGGAAGAACAAGAAGAACAAGAAGAACAAGAAGAACAAGAAGATATTGTTATTGAACCACCATCACCAGGTGATATCTAGATACGTGTTAATCATCCTAATTGACACGTATTATATGTTGATTATATTTCTTCTTCTATGTAAGAGTCAAGTATAGATTTTAAAATAGACATTCGCATATATACACCGTTTTCCATTTGTTCAAAATACATACATCGGTGGTCAGTATCAACACTAGTATGTATTTCTTGATTTCTGGGTAAAGGATGCATAATAATAGCATCTTCTTTCATTTGGTCGCATATGATAGAGTCGATAATAATATCTGCTTTTTGAATATCTTCTCTTCGTTCTTGTTGTAATCGTGTAACATATACAACATCATATATAGACCAGTCAATATTATCTTTATCCCATAATAATTGCCCGGGTGAATTGTTTGAGCGAGTTAATAAGGAAATGGTTGTATCTGTTGGCTTACAGCCGGAATAAGGTAATACGTGTATATTGACAGGAGGGAACCTATATAGTAAATGAATAAGTGAGTGAATAGTTCTAGAATGTAGTATATCGCCTACTAGTAAAATATTGTATGGTTCATAATTTTGTATTTGTGGTGTTTCATCAAGATAAGTAATAACGTGGTGTTTCCAAATATTTTTAAAATGGTCATAAATAGTAAAAAGGTCTAACATGGCTTGTGTAGGATGTTCGCCGTCGCCATCACCAGCATTTATAACTGGAATACAAGAGACTTCATCAGCCCTTTGAACGGACCCTTTTTCAGGGTGCCGTACTACTAAAATATCTCCATAACAAGAAAGTGTTGTAATGGTATCTTCAAAACTCTCACCTTTTTTAACACTAGAAACATCTTTATTGAATGAGATAACTTTACCTCCTAACTGGTATGCGGCACTTTCAAATGATAGTGAAGTTCGCGTGCTAGGCTCAAAAAAAGCATTTACTAAAATAAACGAATATGTTTCAAAAGCAGGTACATATTTATATAAATATGTATTTCTGAGAAGGGTTTTAATGTAAGGAATGGTGAGAGTTCTAGTAGATAGCATTAATATCCTACTTACAATTACTGTTGATAATATTTCGTGATAAATAATGTTTAATTAGTTTTATAAAAAATAGGGATTCAGTATATACAGATGAAACTGTTTATCCTGTTGAGTATAGGGTTAGTACTGCTAACAAGTGTAACACCAGAATACTGTGTATGTACTACAGTAGAATGCCCAATACAAGGGGAAAATAGTTTAGTAATGGGGGATGGGAATGCAAATATGTCGTATATTTACAACCAGCACGGGGATTACTTGGTAGTGGTTTCAGCAAAAGGAACTATAACACCAGAATCACTAGACAATGGTAGTGAAACTACAACTTGTACACAAAAATATTCACGAATGTTGGATGATGATGGAGTGCAAGACTGTGACGCAGGACATATATTGGCAAACCGGTTGGGTGGTTATGGAAACCACCCTTTGAATATTTTTCCTCAAGACCCATCTACGAATCGTGGTATATACTCTCAAATGGAAGGAAGGATATACGATTGTATGCATGAAGCAAACGAAGGCTATTTATCGTGGGAATTCATTTATGCGAATTCTACCAGCACGAAACCAATTAATGTAATATATAGTGCTGAATTTGATACAGGGTGCGAACCAATGAAAGAGACGTTTCCTAATTGAGTTCATTTTTATTAATCCAATTAACAATTGATTCGTCTGTGAAATGATGACCGCTACATAGTTCTGGGTCAGCAGATAAGAGGTATTTGATAGCTTCACCAGTAATTTTTGATTGCTCTCTTTTATTACAAATAATTTGCTTATTCAATGAAGATGGATTTGCAAACTTTGTTGGCCATATACTATTAACGTGAATATTAGGGAATTCGGCGTTCCATGTTTTTAACATCATAGTAAGACTCATCATAGACATGCTATAATATAAATGGGGAACCCAATAATGTTTACTATCAATGTAACTTAATGGTGGTGAAATAGCCAAAATACGTCCTCCTGCCTTTCTTTTATGAGCATACCGAATATATTTTTGCCCCAATAAAAAATTGCCTTTAATATTTACATAGGTCATATTATTTATAGCAGATTCGGTAACATCCAAAGTATTGTATAACTTGGTAGAAGAAGCGTTTAATACAATACCATCAATTGCTCCAAATATATCAACTGTTTCTTGTAGGGCATATTGAATATGATTTCTATGTGTGATATTACAATCAATGGCAACACAATTAGCCCTTTGTGTCATATCTGTAATTTTTTCTGCGGCAGTATAGATATTATTTTTGTATTTTGCATCATCACGAGTGCATGTATCAAGAAGAACAACGTTAGCCCCGTGTAAAGCAACAGAGGAAGCAATACTGTAGCCAATACCGTAATGTCCTCCTGTAACAATAAATGTTTTGTTTTTTAAAGATTTTAGAATAGGGTTTAAAATATTTGTGTTATGAATGGAGTCTTTTAAGACTGTATATGTGCGGTTAATCATAGTAGGGCTAATCATTGGAAAAGTATATTATACCAGAGTGTAATATGTTTATATGGATTTTTAATAGTGTTTAGTGTAGGTTTATTAAAGAAGGCTTCTTGTTCGGAGTGTTCTAACTCAAATGGAATAATGGAAGGAGTATTTTTTTGTACGTGTTTGAATAAGGACCATATAGTCCCATTTGGTAGTAAATATTTTTGAGCTTGATATAAAGCAATATAACAAATAAGTAAAAGAGTGCCATTCATGTTATACAAATGGAGTAATATTGTAAATAAAATGAAATAAAAATATATCAATTTTATAGGTTAAGATGTTTCGGAAATCAAAGTCATATGAAAATGTGAGAAAAGATAGCAATGATAAAGGAACAATACGTCCTGTAGTATCAAATAATGACGTAGATTCATTGAGTGAAGAAAAAAATAGCTTTTTACATGAAGGTAGTTATGGTGAATTTGTGCAAGAACCAGGTTATAGAGATCGTCCATTACGACAATATATTATGAAACGAGTATATAAAAAAATAGCACCTTTATAATTTTTTTAGGATGATAATATAGATGGGACAAAAGTATTATTATGATCCAAAACACGGAGGTTGTTTGCGAATGGTAACACGTATAGATAAGACAACATCAGTAATAAAAGGGGCATATGGTGATGATGAGGAGTTAAAAGGTTTTTGGTTTGCTAAGATAGAGCATTTATCTGAAAACAAAGAGATAGATGGTAAACAATACAATATGATTGTAGATTTTGAAATGAAGAAGGAATTAGCACATAAACGTAAGTTGTATGCATATATGGGAAGTAATCGTAAAATTCGCTGGGAGGATGGAAACGTGTGGTTACAAATGTATTGGGCGTAAAAGTAAATAGTATAAAACTATTTATTTTTAATTACAATTTAATAGAATGACATAAAATGCGTAAAAGAAAACTAAGAAAGAGGACTTAGTTACTGTAAGCAATACCAGCCATACCACTCATGACACGAAGAACGTTGTAGTTAACAGCGTATACACGAACCTTAGCGGTGTTGGTTCCAGAAACGGTAGCACTGGAAAGAACCAATTGAAGAACAGCGTTATCAATTCTGGAGAAGTTGCAACTTCCAGAAGGTTGGTGTTCCTCAGGGCGAAGAGCGAAGGAGTATACGTTGATACCAGCATCAGGAGCACGGGTGTGGTGTTGGTAAGGTTGAACTAGGTCAAAGTAAGAACCCTCACGTTCAGAGAATCTGTCTTGGCCGTTAAGTTGAAGCTTAGCGGTAACAACAGGATTCTCACCCCAACAGTGCATGTCAAGAGCGGTCTCAGCAAGAACGAAGGTACCAGCATCAGACAAGGAAGAACCTTGGTCTTGACCAGCAACACCGGAGCTTACATCACCAGCATCAGACAATTGGAAAACACCGCCAGAGATGACAGCGTTGGTTCCACTGATGGATTCATCAGAACCGAATGCGTGGATAGCGTTAGGAAGAGCATCAATAGCATCGGTGTAGTTGAAAGGTTGAGCACCCAAGGTCTTGTAAAGGGTTTCACCACCCTCCAAAGAAGCACAGTAGTCAACGTTAGCATCAGGTTGAACAACCCAAACCAATTCCTTACAAGGGTGGTTGAAGTTCAACTTGATCTTGTTGGAAGAAGAACCAACAGATTCATCACCAGTGAATTGAACTTGTTCGATCAAGTACTCGTGAGGATTTTGAGCCATCTTTCTTCTCTCGTCGGTATCCAAGAAGATATAGTCAACGTAAAGGGAAGCAGCAACAAGAGATTGTTGGTAAGCGGTGGAAACAGACTTGGTTCCGGTGGTAGCGCTAAGCTCGGAAACAGCCCATAGACACTCACCGATAGGTCTGAAGTCAATGTTGATCTTAACTTCGTGGTATTGAAGAGCGATCAAAGGAAGAGCAAGACCAGGGTTTCTGCAGTACCAGAACATCAAAGGAACGTAAAGGGTGGTCTCAGGAAGAGCGTTTCTAGGAGCACATACTTGGTTAGGAGCAGTGGTAGAAGCACAAGGTCCAGAAACATCAGCGAAAGCAGGGTCGGTGATGTAGGTAAGAGCGGTGGTGTTACCGATCATCTTGTAGTAACCAGCTTGTTGTTCCTTGGAAAGGGTCAATTGGTTCCAGATGTGCATCCAATCACCGTATTGACGGTCAATTCTTTGACCACCAATCTCAATCTCAACTTGAGCGATCAATTGCTCACCAACGAAGTCCAACCAACGAGCATATACGTTTCCGCTGCTGTTCATATCTTGGTTGATCTCAGGAAGAGTTACTTGAAGGTAAGTTCTGTAAGCAAGATCACCGTTTCTGCTGATGGTGCAGGTAACACGGCGACCGAAGTCAGCTTGACCAGAAAAGGTTTGTTCAATGGATTCCATTGCAAAGTTGGTGTGGCGTCTGTAGGACACCTTCCAGAAAGTAATCTCAGGGGTTCCGGTAAGGAACACGTCTTGTGCGCCATAGGCGACTAGTTGCATAAGACCTCCAGCCATATTTTATATATATATTAGAAAAGAAAAAAAATTTGAAAGAAATGCAAAAATAAATGAATATTTTTTGTTGGAAAACAATAATTTTGCACTTTTTTCCTAAATAAACACTTGTTTGGAACAAAAAAAGACGGGGTTAAATCGTTTGTATATACTTCATTATACAAAATATTTGTATATATTTTTCAGCTCCATATTTATACTTTCACATCATTTATGCTGTTAAATAAAATTCAATGGTCAAAAATAAAAATGTTATTTATTCGTCTTTTTTAGGAAGGTGTCTAAATTATTGTTTTCTAAAATAAATTGTTCCAAATAGTTTTCCTGAAATACTTCCTTTTTATTTTCGTGTTTTTTTGTGAAAATATATTGATGTTCTTGTTTTTTAACCGTCCATCCATTGTCTAATGCATTTGAAATGAATAATAGTTTTTGGAACTGCTTGCGATTAATGTTTTCATAATATGCGAACGGGTCTTCTATTGGGATTTCTTTTGTGGGGATTGGGCTACTTGACATATACACGCTATACACATTATGTATAGTGTTTATAGGAACATTTTACGCATTTATTTTACAAATTTCATCATTTTAGTGCCACATTTTTCACATACCCCAGATAATGCGTTACGTCCATTTTTTGTTTTTATTTTCTTGGTATCTTTCATTGTGCGTTTTTCTTTACACTTTACACAATACCCGATTTCAGTAGGAGTTTTGGATGCTTTCTTTGGTCCCATTTATACATTCTAAATACATTATTTATCTAGCCCATAAAATGATATAAAGTTCTTTATTTGCCAACATAGTAATTCTATCTCTACTTCAGAAGTAAAACTGGATGTATGGTTACCGCTATTTACAATGTAACGTTTACTAGTGTCTTTTCTTGCGATAGATAGTTCATAATCATCTAATGCTTTTGCTAATGGAAGTTTATCATCATCACGATTCAGTAACGTAAGAACAGGTATTTTTAATTTGTTTTGCTTTACCCCCAGGTATGGCATTTTATACCGTTCATTAAAGTGGCTATTCAGTAATATACATCCTTTTACATTATTAATGTTTCTTGATTGGTCCATAATACAATACAGCAACCCAAAAAATCCACCAAATGAATGCCCCATAATAATGGTATTGTTTTGTAATGGTTGTTGTGGAAAATAAGGTAAATAAGTAATATTCAATGGTATATCAAATTCATCACGCAGTGTATCTAGAAAGGGTTTATAAAAAGAATCCGGTATTTGAGAACCATGAAGGAAGCCAATCTGTAATACTTTTGGAGGTGGAATACGAAGAAGCCTACGGAAAAACCCATTGTAAGCCTGAAAATATACTATAAATAAAATACCCCATAATAATAACACAGTAAATTTAAACATTTTATCTAGATATACATATAGGCGTGTGTCTATACTTTTTATTATAATAGTATTTCAAAAAACATAAACGGAAAAAGGATAATAAATATTGTATTCGTTAGATACTTATACAGAATAGTATTCAAATGAGTTCTCACCAACGAATAATTCATACAATAGATGAAAAGCATACTACTATGTTAGACCAATTCCATAAAGATAGCGTAGAGACAATTCCAGCGTTACAAAAAGAAAAAGAGACCTTAAAAGAAGATATAAGAAAATTGGACCCGACAAACGTAGACAAGATCATTGAATATAAAGATAAGATAAAAGCAATTCAACAAGATATTAACCGTATTAAAATGGAAAAGAAGAAATATTATTTGGATAACTCAAAGTATATATTTGACTATTTTGAGCAAAAGAAGGATATTAATAATATTGAGAAGCCTAGCCAACATGATGAAGTAATCCAGTCATTCTTCAAAATAAAATCAAAAACACCAGAAGCATCTGACGTGCAAAATAATAAATATCTACAATCAAAACAATATTATACAAAATATTGGAGAAATGTGCGTAATGATATTACAAACATCAAAGACTTCATTGTTCCATCAGACATATGTATGTATTGTAGTGAAGGAGAATTAATCCCACAAGATGAGGAAGGAATATTGATTTGTAATAATGAACAATGTAGCAAGTTTATTACATACATAGTGGATGGTGCAAAGCCAAATAGTAAAGACCCCCCAAATGAAGTATCCTATACCGCTTATATACGATTAAACCATTTCAAAGAGATTTTATCACAATTCCAAGCAAAGGAAACAACACAAATACCAGATGAAGTAATGGACGCAATTAAGGCACGTATTAAAAAAGAACGTATTGAAGATGTTTCCACGTTGGATTATAATAAAATGCGTGATATTTTACGAAAATTGGGATTGAATAAGTATTTTGAACATATCCAATATATTAATTCATTGTTTGGTATCAAGCCGCCAGTAATGAATGAAGAGTTACACGAAACGTTGTGTGTGTTGTTCATTGAAATACAGAAGCCGTGGGCGGTACATTGTCCGCCAAATCGCACAAATTTTTTTAATTATACATATACGTTATATCAATTGTGTAATTTGTTAGATCAAACACAATATTTGCCTTACATACCAATGATGAAAGACCGGGAGAAACAATTAGAACAAGATATGATTTGGAAAAAGGTATGTGAAGATTTGGACTGGGAATATTTCCCAACAGTATAATGTCGTAATTGTAAAGAATGTAAAACATTGTAAAGAATATAAATATGTGTATTCATTTGTATTATGTATGCTACAAATGAAGAATACCGAAATGAGTTTCGTAAGTTGTGTGGAATGAATACAACCAATTATCCTGTTGAATGTGATGACCCGACAATTGATGTTGAGAGTCGCGATGAAATGATGTATGATGAAGAAGCAGTGAAACAGTTTATGGATAATGTATACGAGAAAACACGCAATTCACCCCTATTTATGAAATTATATGAAAAAGCGGCGGGATTTATGTTCTCAACGGACCCAGAAATAGGTATGACTATTTTACTTGGATATGATTATTTAGATGCTTTTTCACCATGTATTGAATCTTTTCTGAAAGAACCTGCTACATTTGGCGAAACCAACCTACAATATCAGGAATTAGTAAAGCGGTTATATAGATGATTTGATTTGAAAAAAAAATCTACCTATATACAAACAATATGTCTTCTACACGAAATAGAAATAATATGGCGGATTATCAGCAAGAGAGTAAATCTTATCAACACGCAATTGACCATATGACTCTTCCCATATCTGGGGAAGCAGCAACCAATAATTTTGCAGGTAACGGGTTACTAATGGGACGCATGGCAAATCATAGTTTATCCAAGAATGCATGCGATGTTGAGTCGCAGTTGTTTGGTATTGGTTCAACCAATTTGGTAACCCCTAAAGCCATTGTTGAGAACAAGCCTAAATCGTTACAGTCCTTAAATGTAATGGAACGAACCCCATTAATTATTCCAGCACCTTTGAAAGTAGCTTCTAATCAACGACCTTACCCAATGAATTAAGTGTATATACGCTGTTTTTGTGTTTTATTTTGATTGGTTTTTTTATTGGAATGTTTTTTTTTGGAAAAACATTTGAAAGTGTAATTATGTGAAGGTTTATGTCGTGGTATGTGGTTCCATTCCTCCTCTGTAAAGAACTGTAATTCGTGTTCTGGGTCAGTTTGTGTAGAAAATTCTTGTTTTTGCGGCGGTTCTTGGTGGTGGTCCTCATATGTATCCTCAATAATCTCTTTTTCATCGGGACTATCGTATTCACTTGTATCACTTTCACTTTCATATGGGTGTATGATTTCCATCATAGCGTGCTGTATGCTTTGTTGAAAATAATTCTGGAAGGGTTCCGGTTTATTTTCGGGTAATTTAGATAAATGTTCAAAGCGAATTTTCATATATTCAGTGATAGGATTCAGTTCATTTTCTTCAGTAATTTGCATAGGGATTTCAATAAAGGCATTAATATATTTCAGTTGTTTTTCCATTTACTCATAATAAATAACATCTTTTATTTATTATCTTTCATACGAATTACTTGTTTAGACTCCTCTACCCCCTTCTTGTTCCACGATTTTTACCAGGTCTGCCGTGAACATGGCCCCTTTTACTCTTATTATTTCTTTGCCTATTTTTAAGGATTAAAGGACGTACTTCTTTTCCAATTTGTTCTTTTCCAATTTGTTCTTTTCCAATTTCTTCTTTTCTAATTTCTTCTTTTCCAATCTCATATAATGGTTTATATGATTTCGTAATAGTATCATCTAATCTAGGTTGGCATACAGTATCGGTAGTATTCAATTTCGCAATTTTATCTGTAAAAATTAACGTTCCCATTGCAGATACCGCATTACTATTATCTACTTGGTTCATTACCTTTTCCAATGTTTCCTTATATTTAGATTTTGCTTGATTATCACTATTACTTGTAGTATTTGTATTAAGCTCTTTCAGTTTATCCAGGTCAGTTTGGATAACATCAACTAACCCGTGTTCATCTTCTACTTTTGAATTATAGGTTTCTATCTTGTTAATCAAATCGCCTACATTTGTTTTAATATCATCAATAGATACGTTAGTAGAATAATATTGTTTCTTCAAGTCATTCATATCTAAATAAGATACCAATGGAGGGTCATTTGCTTTTCTTGAAATGTTTAATACGCAAAATACACACACCAATATTTCCTTGTAAAAGTCTATTTTTTTATAATTGGTATCAGATTGTCTCAAATACTTATAAACATCATCAAAAATAATTGAATATTCCGTCTTTTCATTTTTTATAGGCGTTAATTGGAAACAGTTTGATAATGTTGGACAATAATCTTTTAAACAATCACTAATGATATCAGGTGCTTGAAGTAACACATCTTTTCCCTTTTCAATAAGTATTTTATTTACGGTATCGCGAATAAGTTTGAGGGAACTATTAATAAAATATCCTTCTTCGCGACGATTTTTACAAACTTCTTTTCCATATTTAATCCGCTCCATATTAACACTTAAGATTTCATATAATAAATCATATAAGTCACGATAGTCATCATTTGAAATTAATCTTTCTTCTTTATTTTTGTTTGGGTTCCTCAGTTTTTCCATTTTAAGTATTTCGTCATAGATATTAATTTTGTCTTCACCCTTGATTTCCTGCTTTTTCAAATCACGTAATATTTCAGTCAATGTGTAAGGGTTTATATTTCTACTATTACTTACAATACGGTCATAATTAGCTTTCTTGCCACTTGTTTGTTGCGACATAATTCGTTTTTCTACTATTATTTTTGAACCTTCATTAAAATACAGTATTTCAGTAATAGCTTCCTGTCCTTCTTCTTTACTAATAATGATATTGGTATCCTCGTTCAACATTTTAACTACATCTTCTTTTTTTGTATCTGGACTAGGTTGTATGGCTACATCTTTCACATTCTTTGATTCAAACAAATATCCATAGTTGTGCTTTCTATTTGTTTCATTTTTATCATACTGTAAAAATGTTATAATTTTTTGCACATCTTCTTCTAACTTATCAGAATTAGTCTTGTAATCAATAATTTCATTATAATATTTTCCGTGGTTATCATCCAATGCATCATTATCCATATTCAGCATATATTCATAGTATTCCATACTCGTTGTTACGTCTTTTTTAATACCTAATAATTGATGTATCATCCTTTTTAACATACTTATGTTAACTTTCTTACCCGGTTCTTTGAACGATTCCTTCCATTTTGGAATACTGTTGATGGATTTAATAATATCATTGAAATCAAATAACTTTGCCAATGCTGCTTGGTTGTCTTTTGAATATAATAATGTATCTGTTTCTGGGAGTTCATTGAATACTGGATGTAGAGATGTTTTTGTTGAATCCTCCCCTCCAGACTTTTCTGATAATACGGAACCAGATAAACTGTAATATGGTATTAGGGCGTTGTCTTCTGTTTTAAAACCTTGACTGTTTGCAATATTCATAAAGTCCATAATTGTTTTACCGGACTCACATTCAAATGTGTTTTCTACACCTGCTAAATCAGCAACAAATAAATTTGCCTTTTTTCCTTCTTCATTCACAAGCGTTATATAAACAACACAATGACTTCTTGAACTTTGGGGATTATTTGTAGTTGCGTGAACCAATCTGTCTGTATCAACCAAATAAGAAATAACTTCTGCCATAGAGGACTCACTCATTTTGAATGTGCTCTTCTTTTGTTGTGTTCTATATTGATGCATATTTGGTGTAATTTCCTTTGGTTCCTTTAGCATAAACGAGTTGGATTTAGTTGTATATTTAAAATTATACTCTTTTCTGTTACACGTAAAAACATTTTTATTTTTGTGGCACATTCCTGTATGTTTATTTTCACTACTATGTGTATCTTCTTTTGTGTTACTTTGAAAATATTCATTGACTGTTACATTTGCAGAATCATAACCATCCGCACCCAACTTATTACATAATTCAACAAGCACACCAGGTTGTGTATACAAGTTTCCATCTGCATCTACGTAACGTAAATATATTAACGTTGATGTTTTACCGGCACCACTAGCACCATAGGTAATCAAAAATACTGGTTTTCCGTGTTTCAATTGATCTAATACGGGTTCCATATCACTAGCTATTTTCGTATTTGGAACACCAGCATCAAAAATAGCATTGAATTTCCCGAATAAATAAGGCTTATAGTTTGGGGTATCTTCTCGTATTAGGGAATTATTTTTGTAATAACTTTTTTTATCATCGTTATACTTCAATAACATGGAGGTATTCATAAGTTTCTGACCAACATTCTCGGACGCTAATGAGATATTGAACCTGTGATGGTTATAAAAAGGAATGTTTTCATTATGATTATCATTTCTTAATTTGATATAGGTTAGTACGTTATTGGATACATTTTCACGCATCTGTTTATCTAATTCTGTATAGAAATCACTTTGGTTATTTCTATCTTTTAATTGATTTATAATAGCCTTGAGTGAGCGTTGTTCATTTTCTCCAAATACATCTAATACATATTGTTCTAATATTTTCATAAAAAAGTATTTAATCTGCATACGTTCTATTTCGGTTTCATAAATATTTTCATGTTTTTCTATCTTTTTAACATATTCATTAAATGTGTTTAAGTGTAACGCATAGATATTATCAGTTATATTTTTATCGTTATAAATTCCTTTATATATTTTTGTGTCCCTTTCAATAATAGGTATTGTAGATGGTGTATATGAACCACCCCTAGAATTATTAAAATTATCCAGTTTAACAAGCAATGTATCAAATTCATTATATATTTCATTTTTACTAGGAACGGTTGGACCGGGTGTCAACTCCTTATAATATTCGTCATAGAGTGTTTGATAATCTTTTTCAATGGAGTCATATATTTTTCCTAATGATGTATGTGGGACAATAAAAAGCACTTCTTTTAACAATGTTGGATTAAATGCTTGATTATTTAATAATTTTACTTTTCTTTTTAACACACTAATAAAACTATCTGGTGATAGTGAGTTTAATTTTAGTACGGTAGGATTATTGAGTAATATATTGGTAAAGTTGTTGAATACTTGTTGTAAGTTTTCGTATTGTTTTTCACCTGTAGAGTCATTATTACCTCCACTATTTAAAACATCTAACTCTTGCTCTGTATTATAACCATCAATCGCCTGATTGTTAAAATCATTTAGAGTGTCAAGTGTATTACGTGAAAACCTAGAAATCAACATAGGATATAGATTCATACTTGTTTGATTCCCAGGTCGGTCGTTTATAATAGCATCATCTTGTTGATTATCATCTACTTCTTCTTTTTCTCGTGATTCTTCTTCAGTCTGATTCGCTTTTACTCTATTTTCTTCTACTTCTAATGCCTCCTGTTCTATACGAATACGTTCTGCTTCCGCATCTTGTGCTTCTTGTTCTAAACGAACAAGTTCTGCTTCCGCTTTTTGTATATCTTGTTCTAATCTAACACGTTCTGCTTCCGCATCTTGTACCTGTTGTTCTAATCTAACACGTTCTGCTTCCGCATCTTGTGCCTCTTGTTCTAATTTAACACGTTCTGCTATTTCTGCTTTTTTCGCTTCTTGTTCTAAACGAACACGTTCTGCTTCCGCATCTTGTGCCTCTTGTTCTAATTTAACACGTTCTGCTTCTGCTTCTTTTGCCTCCTGTTCTAAACGAATACGTTCTGCTTCTGCTTCTTTCGCTTCTTGTTCTAAACGAACACGTTCTTTTTCCTTTTGTAAACGTTCAGTTTCTTCTTCTTCTTCTTCTTCTTCCCCTTTGGACCGTCTGTCATCTTCTTTTAAAAAATCAATAATTTCAGCTTTTCTCATACGTTTCGTTACAAGCCCACGTTCATCTGCAAGTTCTTTTAATTGTGCTACAGTTAACATGTTGTAATCTATGTCTATTTCCTCATCATCATCATCATCATCATCATCATCTTTCTGATCTTCATTGGTTATTTTATTATCATTATCATTTTCATTTTTTGAAGGGACTTTATCACCTTGTAAAATATCTTTTAATAAACCCAATAATGAATTATTGGCAGCTACATCTGATGCAAGAGTAGGGTTCAATTTTGGGTTCGCATAGTAACTTTGTTCCTTGCTATCATCTATATCTTCATTATTAATATTTTTTTCTGCTTGTTCATTTATATTTTCATCTTCGCTATCATCATCCCTATCTATATCATCATATCTATGATCATCCCTATCTATATCATCATATCTATCATCATTAAAGTAATAATCTTGCTCGTTGTGAATCTCTCCTGTTTCACGATTACGATACACACGTGTTCTCGTTCGTGGGACACTTATGGGTTGTGTAACATCAACAGATGGTCCAAATGTTCCTATTAAATCATATTTGTCAGGCTCTGGAACATTAGGTAAAACATACAATGGTGATTTTTCATTAGCCATATAGATAACCTGTTCATCATTGCCATATTCCTGTAGTTTTTCCACATAATTATCCACCCCACCGCTGAAGGATTCTTCAGTTTCGGGATTCATTCCTGTTGGGACCCCACGCAGTTTATCCACTACTGAACGAAGATGTGGTTTTCTGTTCATATTCCATACCTTGTCAAACATAGAACGCAACTCGTCAATAGAGAACCCAGAAAACATACCCTTTTTATTTTGTGTTGTTTCCTTTGGTATAGTATCAAAAAGACCAAATAAGTTTACAACAGGTTGAATTGAAGTTCGTTGTTGTAATGAAGGTTTCCTTTCTTGCGGTTTATTTTGAATCTTCATTTTATTGATACCTTCTATCAGCTGTAAAATAGAATTCACCCCTTCAACAGAAAACTTACCAGTTTGGATAGGTTGTTCTTGTTTAGCTGTTATCGGTGTTTCATTTATACGTGCTTGTCTATTATTAGCTTGTTGTAGTAGCTGAAAAATAGAATTCACTCCTTCAAAGGAAAAAGTATCTTTTGGAATTGGTTGTGTTTGTTTGACTTCGCTAACCATTGGCACAACCTGTCCCTGTGTTTTATTCGCTTTTTGGATGAGTGCGAATAATGGGGTTAGAGACTCTACAAAAGAAACATTTGGAATAGATGTTACATTTTGTTCCTGAGAAAAATTATTAAGGTTAACATGAGATGTATTGATAATTTTTCTTAGTGGGTCTATTATTTCATCTGGTACTCGTACATCAACTAAATTAGAATCGTTCATTACTACTATAATAGATAGAAACTAAATTGAATGTAAATATGTTTTTCTGTAAATATTTACATCTATGGATGATAAAAGGTCATAAAGTTACTTTCTTCGTGTTTGACGTTTTTTATGCATTACTGGTCGGCGGGTTTGTTTTTTATTTCCACCTTGTCTAGATCCAAACATTGAACCCATTCTGGACATAATACTACTACTTTTTTTGGTTAAATATTTTTCTTTAAACTGTTTTACACTTTTTTTTGCGTTTGGTTCAAACTGAACCTTCCCTTTTTTATATGATGCTGATACGTTCTCATCAAAATATTTCATGAAATCTTCCCAATTCTTCTGTTCGTCCGTTGTTTGAAAGAATATTTGTGGTTTACCCTCAACAATTATAACAGATGGTTGGTTTTCTCCGAAATAATAATCTGGGTTACTGATTAGTTGTTCTCCATCCTTATGTTGTAAAGGCAATTCATAAAACATTTGTAATTGACCTTGTAATGTTGTAAGTTGAGAGTTAATTTCATTATTCTTATTATCTTCTTGTAATAATGAATTAATTGCCTTAACGCTATCATCAATCTTTTTGTATGTTTTTGCAAATAAGAAAATAAATGGAATCAGTTCTTTTTGGTCTGTATCATTCGTCTTATACCTTTCCTCATAAAAAATAGTAGTAGCATCTTTGTCAGGAGAGGTCAATTTCATGAATAATACATCATCATCGCCATCTAATACTCCGTTTATGTGGGTACGAATATACGTGTTTTCTTCAATAACCCTTCTAATATCGTCAACTTGCTGTTGTGCGGCGGCAACTTGCTGTTGTGCGGCGGTAACTTCCTGTTCTGTTTCGATTACGTTTTGTTCTCCGGGGGCGTCTGTTTTATCACTTTCTGATAAGTTCATATCAATACTAGAGTCATCATCTTCTGAACTATCTCTTATTCCAAATGAAGGACCCTCGTTAACATTACCTGTTTTTTCGGAATCGTCTATTTCACCTCTACTACTTTCTCTACTACTTTCTGGAACGCTAATACCACTAATAGATAATTTAGATGATGCAGTCTCGTCTGTTTTATCACTTGATAAACTTGCTTCTTCATTATCAACGCTAGTATTTAAGTCTTTATTTACTTCTACTTCTAGTTCTTGTTCTTGTTCACCTAGGTTTACTTTTACAACAGGAGTGTTTTTTTCTTTTTGTTTACCTGTAACAAATGATGGCATATCATCGTCACTAGAATCGCCATCTTGAGAACTATCACGTTGATTTTCAATTGGCACATTTGGATTTGTAGTAATAGTCGTACTAGGAGTTTCCTTAAAACGTTCTTGTTCAGTACTCATTCTTATCAAATAATCTATATATATATCCAATATAAATTATTCACTAAACTTTCGCCTTACGTTTTTTGCGAAAACTATTGTTTTTACGCAAAGGTTTTTGTTTCTTTGTTTTTTGTTTCTTAACCGACCCGCCGCGATATTTACGGAATTTCTTTACTAATTGTTCGAGTATTTCTTGTTCGTTATTATCATTTGTATTATAATATTCGTTAATACTTGTCTTCATATCAGAAATCATACTTAAGAATTTATTAATATCTTTTTTCTTTAAAGCGTTTGATAACTTGGTTATGATAAGCGTTGCTGGAAGATCACCAATACTGGCATTTATATATAGTTCTTTAAAATGTTCCAATAAGTTTTCCTTAATTATAGACTCTACAACTTCGAACGTTCTATCTTTTATATACTTGTAGTCATCATAAGACTTGAGTTGGTCTTCAATAAATTGTAGGTCTTCTATCAGTTTTGGGGTTGCATCATGGAAGAAAGCTTCTTCATCGTATTCATCTTCATCTTCATTGGATAGTTCTAGTTGGTCTTGTGTTAAAATATTAGAAGTTTCATTTATAATATCCTTGGGTAGTTCTAGTTGTTCTTGTTGTAGAATAGTATCAGTATCAGGTAATTCTAATAATGAATCATTGAATGATCCTTGTTCATCATGTGTTACAATATCAGAAGTTTTAATGTTAACATCACTCTCACTATCACTATCACTATCACTGTTACTATTTAAAGAAATCACAGCAGGGGGTTCTTGTAGTGTCAGATTATCACTGGGAACTTCCTCAAGCAATGGTTTTTCATTAAAAAAAGAAGCTTCAATGTTAAAATCACTATCACTATCACTATCACTATCTAAAGAAATTACAACAGGCTTATCTTGTTCTTGTAGTGTCAGATTATTACTGTCAAATTCATCAAGCAATAATTGTTGTTTATCAGGAGTTAGAATATCAAGATCACCAATACTAACATTGTCACTTCCTGTGTCACTGTCACTGTCAGAGATACTTTCACCAGTTACTACAGGTTGTTGTGCGAAGGAGGTTGATTCAGTATTATCGCTTTCACCAATACTAACATTGTCACTTCCTGTGTCACTGTCACTGTGAGAGATACTTTCACCAGTTACTACAGGTTGTTGTGCGAAGGAGGTTGATTCAGTATTATCGCTTTCACTAATGATTACAGGGTCTTCTGTAGGAAGTTCTGTGGGTTTTTTTCCAACCATATAAGCTACATCTTCATATAACATGCCGATATCAATGTAATCCGCATTAAGGACATTAACCGCTTGTACATTGTCGTCTCCAAAATCTTTAATTTTAATTTCGTATAATTTATTCGGTTTACTCTCAAAGTTATGTTTGTGTGCTTCTATTTTTTGTTCAAGTGTAGAGACTACATCTAAAACTTCAATATCATTGTCAATTAAACCACCTTGTTTATTCAATTCAGTAAGTTCTTGTGTGAGTGTTTGAATTGATTCCAATTCATCTGTGATGGTTTGTTCAAGAGTGGCAATACCAAGTTCCTGTATTCTGTTATTTATTTTTGAAAAATCTTCTTCTAAAACAGTTACTTCTTGTTGAAGAGGTTCAAGTTCTTTATTTAATTGTTCTAGTTCTTCATTTAATTGTTCTAGTTCTTCATTTAATTGTTCTAGTTTTTCATTTAATTGTTCTATTCTTTGGTCATCATCGTTCGTCTGTTGTTCCATTCCCTCTGTATTATCGTTCGTCTGTTGTTCCATTCCCTCTGTATCATCGTTCGTCTGTTGTTCCATTCCCTCTGTATCATCGTTCGTCTGTTGTTCCATTCCCTCTGTATCATCGTTAGTGTCTAGTAAAGTTGTAGCAGTGATACTAATATCAGTTGGACCGGCATTATCGTCATCACTATCGGCACCTCCTTGAATATTTTGAAGTGAATTCATAATATCGTCTCGTTGTTCTTCTTTCTCGCGTATTTCTCCTTGTTTCTCGCGTAATTTTTTTTGTTGTTCCAATAGTTTGGGACTTATTTCATTCAACTTATCTTCTAAACCTTCATCTTCTAGAGTAGTTTTTTTATCTGTTAATTCCTCTTGTTCTGTTGTAACTTTTTTACGTATTTGTTTTAATGTTTTCACTTTATCCTTACGTAATGTTTCATTTTCCTTTAATTTTTCTGTCAATCTATTTAATTCAGTGCGTCCATCTGTCAACAAATCTTTATTATCTTTTAAATCACCTTCATCTTTTTTATATTTTTCCTTCATATGCGTCCTTAGTGTTTTATCATCTTTAATCTTTTTATCTGGTCGTACTAGTAAATACTCTTCATACATACCATCATTCTTTTTACACACGTTTGTATATAAATATACTGTGTTGGTTGTATTGGGGGATTCATCTTTATGTAGTCCAAGAATCCAATTTGCATAACTCAATGTATTACCCTCATAACATATCTCTTTTTTCTTGTCTTGATTTTCTGCTTGTAGTTCGTATATATCTATTGTGCTTTGAATTTGTAATACAAGGCTATTAATATTACTCATATGATAGTTCTATTTATAATATGACTACATAAAATCACCCATTTACAACCACAATTTTTTCTAACACCAAATCATTCTTATCAACACAAATTTTACACACATCGCGGTCACAGAACGAAACCCAGAAATCATAACGATGCTCCCTGCACGCAAACCCTATACAAAATTCAATTCCCAAACCTTGAAAGCAAAAGGGATATGTCATTTTCAGTGGCTTCAGTGTATCTTTGTCTAAACTAACCAACATATGGTAATATTGACGAGGGTGCGTTTCCACACTATAATGAACCAGTCCCAAATAACAGTCTCCCTGAAGTGTAAAACACGATGACCCACGCACATTGGCAAACGAGTCATCCAATGAGTATTCAGTAATGATTTCTAAAAATCCTTGGTCATTGACTATTCCAATTTGCATTGGATACCATTGATAAATAAAGTATAACTGTTCTTTGCCACCCGTATGTGATTTAACAAGCGGACACCAATTCTTTTCGCATTTCCAATGAAAGGGTGTATGCAATCGTTTGCTATCAAGAAACGAACCATTGTCATAGTCGTACTTCCCAAAGACCATTTGATTTGTTCCCGTTGTGGAATATTGCCGCTGGGTAGCAATATAATACAATTCGTCACAATAAGAAAATAACCGTATATCTTCTAGTCCATTATGCATACATTCGTCCCCTTCTAATTGTATTGATTCATCTTTCATCCATACTTGTTTCAAGGTATTTTGGTTGATACATAAATTTTTTGAAATTATCTTGTCTTCTTTATGATTCATACAGTAATGATAATTCCGGTTGTACCAGTAATTTACATACCGACAGTTAAGGTAATCAGTACCATTATGATGAACGAAGCATGTATTAGATGGTTCATAACCCTGTAATAACGGGAATTCACAAATCACTTTGTTTGACAGTCCTTTCAAACAAATTGTAAAATATGTCAATGGAATAGAAAAGATGCTGTCATTATGGTCTCCGTAGTAATGTGTAGGGTTCCATTTACCTTTGTATTCTAACCATGCCCAGTAATTAACTTCCCAATTATACACTTGGATTGATTCTACATATTCTTTCCAGTGTGTTTTCACTACATCCCCCATATCCATCATTTTATCGTGAGAACCAATAAAAAAGCCACCACAAAAACGCCAGACAACGTTATGTGCCAAATAATCCATATTTATATACTCTAACGGAGTCCAGCAACCAGGTATATATAAAAATGAATCATTATGAAATAATGAATGGTTACATACTGTTTGTAAGGTCTTTAATGAGTTGTTAGGTGTTTTCAAAATATAACCAATACTGAAATCTATCCATCCAAAATAATGCGTTTTCCAATAATTGAGGATTACACTGCGTTGTACAAAAATAGGTTTTTCGTTCATAAGCATCATAAATAAAAATGTATCCTTCGTATGGTTGCGTGTGGAGGGAAGTGCCTCTGTATTTTCCAAATGACAATGTTGATATGTAAACCATTCTTCTTTGGCTAATGGGGGGTGTATATATACGTGATTCGCATATGAAGCACACAATTCGCAAAGCGAATCATAACAATCGTTATCTGTAAATACTACCATATAAATATTCAATTTCATTAAGGATTCAAATTGTTGCAATCGCCACCCCCATTCTTCTTTGGATTTATTATAAATATTATAAAAACAACTAACCAATGTAGTATTTGAATGGAATGGTATTTTTGTATTCATATACTAATTTACCCAAAAATGCCTTTATGTGGTTGTCTTGGTGAAATGAAAAATTGAAATGGATTATCACGGTATAATAAATACAGCACTCAAAAACCAACAACTATGTCTAAATCGTTAATATTTGATACAGAAACCACTGGATTATTCCCTCGTTATGATGACGCTTTTGCCTATCCAGTTGACCCATTGGAAGACGCTCCTCATCTAATGGAATTATGTTTTGTATTAGTAGATGATACTACAGGCGAAATTGAAGAAAGTTATAATGAATATGTGCAGATACCAGATGATGCGATTGTATCAGAAGGAGCATTGAAAGTACATAAAATCACAAAACAAAAAACAAAGAACGAAGGTGTATCATTAGGAGAAGCGTGCGTAGCTTTCATGAACGCCTATAAAAAAGCAAATGTCATGGTGGGACACAACCTGGTATTTGACATAAAAATTATGAAGGCTTCTTTTGTCAGATTGATTCGTTTATATGAAAATGAATTTATGAACTATTTGAAACAAGCAAGTTCCTTTGAAACAATGGTTGCTTACATGCAACAAATGGATATTCCTATTTGTTTGGAAGGAAATAATATGGTATTACAAAAAGACCATTTACTTACAGTGGGACAATCATTTAATGTTCGTGATTTGCATTTCTATAGGAGTCAGCCAGTATGTCCGAGCGAAATAAAATCATTCAAGATAGATAAACCTGTATATGATACAATGTTGAAAGGAAAAGAGTATTGTAACATTACGTTGCCACCCGCTTCGGCAAGGCATAAACCCAGAATAAAGAATCCTTCATTGTTAGAATTGTATACGAAACTATATCCAGATGAACCATTAGATAGTTCCAAGCTTCATACTGCCTTATATGATGTTGAAATCACAAGTAAATGTTATTTGAAAATGAAAACCATGCTTTTATTTTAAGCTTGTGTGAGTAGATGAGATGTAAAAACATAAAAATGTAAATATTGTATTTTTTATGTTTATGGGTTTATAAGTTTATAGGTTATTCATGTGGACTTCGCTTTTTTCGCTTTCTTTGTTTTCTTTGTTTTCTTCGCTTTCTTTGTTTTCTTTACTTTCTTCGCTTTACGTTTAACAGTTTTCTTCGCTTTGGTTTTCTTTGTCTTGTTTCTTTTTACTCTTTTACCACCAAAATTTTCGTTGTCTTCGTGTTCGTCTTCGCCTTCGTTGTTGTTGTCGGCTACTTCTACCGGTGCCATTAATGCATTAAGTCTATCTTGAATTTCTTGAATTTTTCTTTGGAACTCACTATCATTCGGAGTTAAATTCTCAATTTCACTCAATATATTATCCATTTCAGTTTCCCGATAATCTCCTGTAGATTGATTAATAGCTTGTTGAACGTTATCTCTAACAGCATTTAATGTCTGCGTTCGCATTGTTTCACGCGTGCTATCTGTAATATTGCTAATACGATTCACACCTGCTAAAAAAATCTCTATATTAGCGTTTACAGCAGCTACCGCTTGGTCTAACATTGCACCTCCTTCTCTAGTTCCTACATTGTATACGATATGCACACCAGCACTACCAAGGGAAATGAGTGTTATCGTAGTATGTGTACCTAGAAGATAATTCATAATTCTACCAA